CGTCCTGTTGCGCTTTGAGTTCTTCCAACTTGGTGTCGTACTCTTGCGTCATGGTGTCGATTTCAGTTTTTATCTTACGGTAGATTTTCGTAAGCCTGTCGAGTGGTACAGCGGTTTCGCTCAATTGCTTCTCCTGTTTTTTTGTCTAAGGTTGGACATGGTACACAGTATTTTTTCTTTTGCAACTCCTTTCAAGAATTTATTTCTGCATCAAACATCTGGGTCAAAAGTAAGTTGTCGCTTACTTTGCCCTCCAAGGCTTTGAACATCTTTTTCTCGATGGGACTACCCTCGATGTGGATGACTGTCACCTTGTCTGAGTTCTGCCCCTTGCGGTCCGCACGGGCTATGCACTGGATGTATTGCTCAACGCTCATCAACGGGCCGTAGAACACAACAGTGTCGGCAGCGGTCAGGGTAATCCCGTGTGCCGTAGCCTGCGGCTGCATAACCAACACGCGGGGGTCAGGCTCGTTTTGAAAGCGGCGGATGATGTCAGCGCGTTTGGGTGGTGTGACTGAGCCGTGGATGCACTCAGCGGTTATGTGGCGCTTGAGCAAGTGTGTTTGGATGGTGTCGATGGTGCTGCGAAACAGCGCAAAGATAAGCACCTTGCGGTCGGTCTCTTCGAGTATCTCCTCCAACACACCCAGACGCGGCGCTGAATCAAACTCAATGACTTCCTTCTCGTCTGTGTATGCCGCACCGCAACTGATTTGAAGCAGCTTGCTCAGCGCTGCCGCCGCATTGACTGCGGTGATCGTCTCGCCTGCGGCTTGCACAAGCATGCGGTCTTTGAGGAGGTTGTAGTACTTGGCTTGCTGTGGGGTCAGCGGCACTTGCCTTGTGGTGGTCAGCACAGGCGGCAAGTCCAGGCACTGCGCTTTGGTGTAGCGGATGGCGGGTTGCAGGGCTTCGTGCACCAGATCGGGTGCGTTGGCTTTCGGTGCCCACTTGTACATGGTGACCTTGTTCATCACCATGTCGCGCCAGCCTGTGTACAGGCGGGGTATCCCATCGGGGTTGACGATCTTGGCCAGCCCGTATGCGTCAGCGGGGGACTGGGATGCTGGTGTGCCTGTCATCATCCACACATGGGTGTCGGCCCTGAGTATGGACTTGAGTGCCTTCCAGCGCTTGGTGGTCACGGTCTTGTATGCGTTGGCTTCGTCAACGATCACCAGATCAAAGCGCCCATCATTGACGATCTCAGATGCAATCAGGTTCAGCCCATCGTAGTTGGCGATTACGAACTCGTAGTCTTGCTGAATCATCTCGATGCGGCGGCTAGCCTGCGCGTGGTGCGCGATGATGGCAGAGCGATGAATGACGCTGCTGTTCAAGTCTGCCAGCCATGCGGACTGCATGATCGATAGGGGGCACAGCACCAATACCCGGCGAATGTCTCCGCGCTGCATCAAGTAGTCTGCTGCCCACAGTGCGGATAGCGTCTTGCCTGTGCCGGGTTCGGAGAACACAAACGCCTTGCGGTGCATGGTTAGAAACGCGGCGGTCTCTTTCTGGTGCGCCATGGGCTTGTACCTACCGGGCCAAGCGTAGCGCCGCATGATGGGCGAGGGCACATCTTTGACGCCCAGGTTCTTTAGTACACGCGCCTCATCCAGCCCCCAGTAAACGGCAACATCAAAGCCACCATCAGCGCGGGGCATGACTTTGGACTTGGGGATGATGCTGTACTTTTGGGGGTTTCGTGTGCTAAACAGTAGTGCTTTGTCTTCTATGATTTGCATTTGCTTCTCGGGTTTATTTTTTTCCTAACGCCAACGCTTGTTCCCAAACGAAGCGGGCTACGTTGTAGCCTATGAGCTTTTGCTCTGAGACCGTGAGGGTCTTCCACCATTCCTCGAATGTCATTTGTTGTCTCCTTGGTTGGCCTTCTTGGCACGCAGTCGCAGGTTGCCCGGCACTGACGCACCGCCCTTGCGTAGCGGCTTGATGTGGTCAATGTCCTTGCCCGTGCGGGCAATGCCCTTCTTGTCGTACTCACGCCGAGCGCGTTGGCGCTCATGCTGATCGGAGCCAGGGCCAGACTTGCCCGTCTCCAGATCGCGTTTGTATTCAGCTTTGTAGTTACGAGTTGCCATGATTCACTCCTTGAAGTTGGTTGTGTTTGGCTATAGTTTGCAGTTCATCAACAATTCGCCGTGGTTGGTCTGGCATGTTTTTTATTTTCATGACATCGTGCGCTAAACGTAACGCCACGACAGTTGCGCACTCAGGGTGCATCCAAACAGAAACAAAGCCTTCTAAAATGGTGTTTTTAGCTCCCATTTGCCCGTGACCTGAATGTTCAATAGCGTGCTGTTGTTCATCAATGTCTTCATAGCAAACGTGGCATTTGCAGGGGGTCATCATAAAGTTGTTGGGGATATGTAAAGCCATCACACACTCCTAGTGTTTAGGGTTGAACTCACAAGATTTCACAGGACACCACGGGCACAAGCCAGAGGACTTGGGGTTCCAGGTATTTGAAGCGAAGCACGCTTCAAGTCTGGCTACGCGCTCACGGTAATTCCACCACTCAGCATCCGCCTCTTCCACGGCCATGCTGTGCTTGACCATATCATTTTTCACCACAAATAACAACGCCGAACTGACCTTGCGTATGTGGGGGAAGTGCTTGAACACCATGAGGGACATGAGCTTTAGCTGGTCACGATCTGGGTACTTGTTGTTGCCTGTTTTGTAGTCAACCACCCGCGCTGTCAGGTTGTCGTCATCAATGATGAGCAAGTCAGCAATGCCCCTGACCCACCGCTTGGGTTCGTTGAAGGCGCACGGCTGCAAGTCCGGGGTGATGCCCATCTCATACTCACACAGCTTCCTGCCCGGCATGGCCATCAAAACATCAAGCGCCCCCCTGGCGTAATCAAACTCAGGGGGCAACGGTGTGCCGTCCCGAATGTAGACTTCCGCCGCTGTGTGAAAGCTTGTGCCGTAGCGTGTTGCCTCAGTCTCCTGAAATGGGAAGTTATTGAGCACATTTACCTCATGGTATCTGCGGGGGCATCCCTCAAAGTTTTTAAGAGCGCTGTGGCTCCACGTTACAGGTTTCATCAGAATCTCGCAGTCTCTATGGCTATGGCAAGTCGGGCAGCAAAACCTTCTACAAAGTCTTCCCGGTTGTTGAGCTTGTGTTCACGCATGTCCTCAAGGATGGCGTGCACCAGCTCATGCCAGAAAGTTTCTTTGACCGACTCGGACGAGAATTTACGCCCGGTTCGGTTGTTTCGCAAACCAATCTTTATTTTCTGTTCGGGGTAGTGAACGCGCCCCATGTCGTCTTTGTCCTTCATGGCCTCGACAACTTCAACGCTGTACCACTTGTCCCCTACCTTCACTTTCTTTGGTAGTGTTATTTCCATTTAGTTCTTTGCTTCTCCATATCTACGGTGAGCACCACCGTCAGCGGACAATGGGACACCGGGCATGTAGCGCGGCTCCATTGTCATTTGCTCCAAGACCCAAGTCTTGGCTTCTTCCACCTCACTGTCGGGCACGAGCGCAATCAGCTCATCATGCACCGTTCCAACCACGGGGTATCTTTTACCAACCCGCAGCATTCCGTCTGTCATCACCACCCGCGCCAAAGCTTGGGTCACATTGTTCGTTATCTTTCCAGCATACAACTTGGTAGCGTCTGGCCCGTATACCCACTGGCTCCTACCTTTTTCGTCTTTGACTTCACGCAGATCGGGGTAGCGCAAGCACATCCCGTTTGGCAATTCTATTTCACCCTTCCTGAATGTCAAGCACTTGTGGGTGTGTTCTTTGCCGTTGACCAAAGCCGATACCAACAGGCTGGAGCACATGTCCCAGAATGAGACAACAGGAGACGCGGTGGCACGGTAGATGTCGATGATGCGCTTGGCTGCAATGGCGTGGTGCACCAACTCAGCGTAAGTACAGGTGTGCGGGATATCCCGTAGCTTGATCTCGGTTTCGGACCACTCCAAGAACCGCTCGGCCATGTCCTTGTTGACGTTCAACGCTTTCGAGAACGCCCTCTCGTAGCGAACTGGGGGAGCCCCAAGGAACCCCGTAAGAAGCTGTGACGCGAACGATGACCAGCCCAGCCCATAGCCGCAGCCCAGTAACGCGCTCTTCGCAGATTGCCGCAGGTCAGGATGAGACTCTTTAGTAAGGCCGGGTATGTTGAACATCTGACTTCCGAATGCCGCGTAAGGGTCACCTCCAGCCCGGAAGATGTTGAGCATATCGTCGTAGTCAGCCAGCCACGCGAGTACTCGCGGCTCAATCTGCGAGAGGTCGCCGACAACGAGTTGGTAGCCATCGGGAGCCATAATCGCTTTACGTAAGAACGAACCGCGCTTGAGGTTTTGCATGTTGATGGCGGACCCCTTAGCTGCCGTCCATCGCCCAGTCTGAGCGCCGTAGTACGAAAGCGGAACCGGGAGCGCACCACGCTGGCTGATGTCCAAGAACCGCTGTGCCCTTGTCCGTTCGGTTGTTGACTTGACCTTGAGACGCGCTTCGCAAAGGAGCGCAACATCTTCGTTCGAGCCATTGAGGAGGGCTTGGAAGAGCGCATCGTTTTTTGCCAGGGCAAGAGTCTGCTTGCCTGTGGTCTTACTGATTTTTGTCGGGGGTGTAACGCCAAGGTTTGTAAGAATCTGCGCAAACTTAGGGTTTGACGCCAGCTCAGACTCATCGATGTTAAGACGTTGTAGTAGCGCTTCACGTATGTTTCCTTCCTCTGTCAATGCTTGTATCAACATCTGCTGGTCAAGCTGCAACACTGGGCGTGTGTACATCTTGAGCGTCATGTCAATGAGTTTGAGTTCTTTCCTCGGGTAGTCCCAGCCACCAAGCCCAAAGAAAATCTGCTCACACAGCCATGTGTCGTGGCAGCAGTACTCGGCCAGTGTGTTCTCCACATCCGCAGGCAGCTCGTCCAAGATGTTCTCGGATGGCGACAGCCCGTCCCCCTTGGGCGGCAGGCCCAGGTCTTTGGCCAGCTTGGCCAAGCTGTTGCCCACCTCCACACCGCGCAGTGCCCGGCCCATAGACAGCGTGTCCATGATGAACGCTGGGTGTGCGTCGTAGTGCCACTCCATTATCGACACATCGAACCCTGCGTTTTGTGCCATGACAGCGGTGGTGCTCCAGTCGATTGACTTGAAGAACTCGGGCAAGTCCCTGCGTCTAACCCATACTGCGGGCGCTTCGCCGCCAAGCTCTTTCCAGGACAGTCCCCACGCCTTGAAGCGCGGGTCGCGTATGTACTCCTCCATGGTCTGGCAAGAGAAGCCCAGCTTCACGCCGCGCCCCCAGGCGGTTTCAAAGTCCAGCACGATGGCGCGTTCAAATGGTTTACTCAATTCATGGCCTCTTTGGGTGGTGCTTCACGCATGTTGATGTAGTTAAAGAAGTTGTCCGCTGCCAGCAGCAGCGTGGCGGCATCCATCTCGTTGCAGTTGACTGTGACCACGCTGGCGCTCTCATCGGTCAAGTCCCCCAGCACAATGACAGCAGCGTGCTTGTCCTCGGCGTAGCACTGGAGCAGTGCGTACACCAGCGTTTTGAAGTGGTCCTTCTGGGCATCGGACATAGATGCCACTCGGCGCTCTATATCCTCTTGTGTTATTCGCATAGCAGTTCCTTTAAAGTTTGTTTAACCAAGTCAATGTTCTCCTCGTTGATAACCAGTGCCGTCCCCCCGGCCTGCTGTATCTTGGCCAGCTCCATGTCTTGCAGCGCGGTGGTCTTGCCCTTGCCCGCCTTGCACTCGATGGCAATGAACGTGCCGAAGTAACAGCAGATGATGTCTGGTATGCCCGCCCTGCCCATGCCGTTTTGCACAGGCGAGAAGTGGTACACCGCGTTGTCATCGAGCAGTCGCTTGACTTTCTTTTTTACAATCGCTTCGGGGGTCATGGCCATGTTGCTTCCTTCGTTTCTTAAAAAAGTATTTGATGACCTGTAGGCTAACACCAAACCGCTCGGCAATCTCTCGCATCGACATGCCCTGCCCGTGCAGCACCAGTGTTCGGCGCTCGTCAATCAATGTGGGTTTGCGCCCACTCCCCGGTCTTGCTCCACCTTTCATGTGTTCTTCTCCTTGAGTTGTTGCATCAATGCTTTTTCTTGCGCCGTCCAGACAAACGCATCCCCGTATTTTTCATTCCAGTTTTCTGGCGGTGACAAATACCAATCCCACCATGATTGGCAGGGGCGAGGTGCTGGTTTTTCATCAGTCATGCGTTCTTCTCCTTGAGTTTGGATTCAATCAGTTGCACCAACCCCCTGTCTCCGTAGTAATCCAATGAGTTGCATATCTGATTCAACTCCTCATCCGTCAGCCCTACCCATGTGCGCTGTGGTGGGTGGGTGTAAAGCAATTTGACTCGGTGCTTTGGAAATGCTGACTCTATTCGCATTGCTGTACCCATGAGACTTGTGGAAAAGCCACTTAGCACACTTTCAATGTCGTAGTCCATCGCCCACGCCACAGGCTCTTGCTCTGGCTGTGCCAATCGTTCTTTGAGTGCGGCGATGGCTTCATTTATGTGGCGGTTTTGTGTGTAATGTATTTTCACAATGTCCAATGCAAAAAGCGCCAGCTTCATTGCTTCTATGCTCATAACTTGATGAACTCCATGTCTTCCCACTTGCACACGGGTTCTTCTTTGCACATGATGACGAATCCATCAATGTCACCGTCACCTCCAATGCTTTGAACCTCATATCCATAATCACCAACTTGAATGACAACAGGTGCATCCGGGTTTATCAGTTCGCTTTTGTCTACCCACTTGCTGTGTTGCCACTTATCTTCTACCTCCATCATGGTTGCCATGATTTGACGCATGGTTTGAGACTTAAAAATCATTGTGGTTTCTCCTCATCTCCAAAATCAATCTCTTGTGGGTGCTCAATGTCATCATGCACGATGACACCATGTTCATCTGCTGGTAGAAACCTGCCGCATATCACACAGTAGTAGCCCTCTTTCATTACTTCTTTGTCAGTCATTTTCCGCAACTCCTACACTTGGTCAATATGGTAAAAACAGGGCGTTTGCAGTACACGCAATAGCTTGTCATGCTTGTTCTCCCCTTGCTCTTATGGCTTCTGCCAATCCCTGCACATCGTAATCGGGCCATCCATCTGCTACCTTTGCACACGCCTCACGCTCTTTCTCTGCTACCAGTTTGGCAAAGAGTATTTCTTGTTTGGTGGCTTGAGTCCCATACACTTCTTTTGTCAACTCAATGATTTCATCTTGTGTCATGCTTCCCTCGCTTTCAGCATTGCGTCTGCTTGTTTGTATGCGGCGTGGGCCGTGTCTTCAAAGTCCATGTCCTGCCGCCAGTCAGGGTCTGACAGCAGTCCTTGCATAGCCTTGGCCGCAAAGTAATCCCGCAGGGTCATGCCGTTTTGGTCAATCTCATATTCTTTGGCAATGTCTGAATGTTCAGACTTTATGAGCAGTGCTTTTTGTTTGCCTGGAAATGCTGGTGGGTTGTTCATTTCTTCATACTCCTTGCGCTGTCCATCACTCTCTCCATTGCATCGGAGTAACTCATGCCCAATGCTTTGTTTATCAATGCCAAAGAATCGTCAATGATCTTGTCAAAAGTACCCGGCTCTACTTCTTTGATAACGTTCAGTGTCATCTTGGCGTCCTCCAACGCTTCAATGTCTGCGCTGTTGACTTCCCACATCAACTCAATGTCGGCCTCAATGGCGGCAATGTACGGCTTGATGGGTTTGAGGGGTTGTATCCGATCAAACATTTGTTTCCCAAGGTTGTAGAACTCTTTGTCTTTCCCTGTGCTGTTATCAATAGTCATTGGTAGTCCTTGCATGAATGGTGTTTGGCATCTTCACGGTCTGTCCATGTACCCGTGCAACCCGTGCATTTAAATTCCCTCGCAGTGATTGAAAACTTACCTGTAAGCCGTGGGGTGGGCAGTTCCATCTGCTCGGCATAAACCCTGTCACGCTCATCGGCACGGACAAGTTCTGCAAAGTGTTCAATGTCCCCATGCAAAGTCAACCCGTTGCGTTCAATCAACTTAATAAGGTCTTGGTTCATCGCTTCATCCCTCTTATGTACTGAGCAAAACTCTGCACAGTGTCACGACCGAACGGCAAAGTGAACTTTGTCTCCAACTCCACAGCCACCTCTTCCAAAGTGTGATTGCGCTTGCGGTTGTTTGCATCATCAATGTCGGCAAAATCCTGCTCAATCTGGCGCATGATCTGGCGTTTGCGGTTGCCGCTGGTGTGTTCCCATTGGCCCTGCTTCAAGGCCAACTGCTCAAATGCTTCGTCTTCCGGGTCTTTCATGTTCTCTCCTAAATTTCGTGCGATACGCATTGGTGTACCGTCATCAGCTTTGCAAGTTCATACATCCACACGGCGTGTTGGTTGGTCACGTTTGATGACAGCGTTTTGAGTTCGCCGTCTTCGTAGAACAACACGACACACGCTTCCTTCGGTTCAATGCGCTCTCTTGCATGAGTGAGCATGGCTGTGGCGTCCCAATCTTTGAGGTGATGTACTTTCATCTGCCCCCCCTCTCGTTCTCATCCATCCAGAACCACAGGTGCATCAGCCCCACAAACACAAGGCCACAGACAATGAACCCAATGCCGCCCAAAATAATCGTGGTCAGTACTGTTTCCATTCAACCCCCGAACAGTTTGTGCAGCTCGGCGTACACATACCGCGCCTCGCCCACATCCAGGTCACGCAGTATGCACATCGCATCGTACACAGCACGCGCCTCGCGCACAGG